TTTGTCCATAATAACACTCCACCTTTTTGGCGTGTGGACTGCGTTTGTGTAGACAAGTCCGTGTGCTGTTGCGATGAACGGTGAGGCACAGTCAAAAGATATGGTAAGCTCTTCATTAATATGTTTCCTAATTTGTCGTTGAATCAAAGTTAAGTAACAACTCCAGTCGAGTTGTGCTGTACCCAAGAAGTGGATCCAGTTTTTGCCCTTCAGCAAACCATCTTCACGCAAGGTCATTAGACGCTTGAGTGTAATATCCATCTTGCACATATTGGCACCACCGAAGGCCCAACCTTCTGCTTCGCGACCTGCATACTTACCTTTAGGATCGCTGAATTCTTTTACACCTGCATACCACTTTTCAGCAGTGTCCCAATCTGAACCTTGTAAAACATTGAGCCATTTAGTTTGGCCTAATCGATTCATTAGGAAGTAATCGTTGTTGTAGCGAGTCTTGTCTAAACAGTCATCGAATGTTTTTAAGCCTGTCTTTGGACTATGGATGTGATCGCAAGCCCATGTAGGAACGTCTAACATCATTGACCAGTCGGCTGTGAGCTCGAGCCATTCTAAAATACTTTGGCGTGTCTTAGTAGCACTTTTACCTTCAAAGTCTAACCAGTCAAACTTTAGAACGCCCTTACCAATTTGGTATCCGCCGGAGTCTCCCAGAATCATTGTATTCCCGCGATCACGTTGTTGGATCATTGACTCCTGCGTTATACTCTTATTCAAGTCCAACTGTGCGTGACCCGCAGAGTATAGACCGTACTTGTATGTGAAATATCCTTGTTCAGGATTTAAAAAATTCATACCTTCAATACCACGATCAAATCCTGCCGGAACTCGAGCTTTAGGCACGAATTCTTCTAGTCGTTGTTTGGCAACATAGGTACTATAGAAACTACTAATAGCTGGCAAATAGACAGCATAGTCTTTCTGTAATGGTGTTAGGTTAACTTGTTGTTTCGTCATGTTCTTTACTTAATATTATTGTAGCATCTAATTGTATCTTGGCCTTCTTTAAATTGCCCAAGGCAATATTAATAGCAGGATGTTCTCGGGCCAATGCTTCAAGTTGCAATTCTTCGTCACGCTTCTTTCGAGCCCAGTCAAGCAATGCTACTGCTTCACTGGTCATTGATACACTAGCATAGCTGCTGGCTAACTCTTGCCACGATGAACCGTCATACACTTCTATATTATGATTAGAGGTATTATATCTCATCATACCTGCTGATTGGTTTCCGGAAGGAATGTAAGGATTCATTGGACTGCCTCCAGTTACCTGGAGGTATAGTCCACTGTGGGTTAACCCTTTTATCATGCCTGTGCTGGAATAATATATTTGTAAGTAGCTAGACCGCTATCTAATGTAATCTGCATAGCACCTTCATTGCTAAAACTAACTTTGGCATTGTTTGCATCGGCAATTTTAAGAATGCTCAATACACTTTGAACAGGCCATGTCCATCCTTTATTTAGGCTACCAGTAACACCTGTTGCAAAAATAAATTCACCACCGTGTGTACTTTGGTCACCAAATGTAAACTTTAAATTACCACCATCAGTCTTTGCAAGGAATGTAGTGTGCTCGTTGTTTGCAGCCGCCTGGAACTGAAAACGTTGTACACTTTGAACGCTGGGCTCGATCTCGACATCCCATCTAACTCCGCGAAACTTAACAGTCTTTAACTTTTCGTTAATGATGTCAGTGTTCATAAAACGGTAATCGTTCTTAAAATCCTTGGTCTTATTTTCAAAGTGCAAACCAGTTGGGATAGTATCGCCATTACGGTCTGCGGTAGTAACTTCAATCTTAGCATCTTCTTTATACTCAGGGCAATCTAGCAAATACTTGAGTTTGTTCATTTGTGGCATACCAAATACGCCAATCATATCTGGATATGGGTTAGCAGTTTCGGCGTACATGATAACTGAACGGTCATCTGCCATACTGTCAACGGAGGTCTTTTTATCGTCTCCAGTAATTTTCACAATGTTTAGGAAACCAAGGTTATGTGTGTGACCTACGATGTCTTGAAGAATGTCTTTCATTTTAAATCCTTTTGTTTAGTATATTTAGAAATTTGTATAATGTCAAATAAATTTTATTCAAAGCTGAATAAACTGCCGAATGTATTATTTTGTGTAGTGGATTCTAAATCCCACTCTAGTACTCCAATAAGGTTTTCTAGCTTATTGTTAATAATGGTTGCCTCCATCTCCCCATGATCAAACGGAAGTTCTTGGAACCATTTCGGTAAACGCATTTCGTCAACTGGATATGCAATTGAAGTGTATCCTAATGGATTGTCTTTCATCTTGCACACAATAACTTTCATGCCGTCTACAATACCCATCGAGTATTTGTCACCGTTCATACGTTTAAGAGTATTCCAATTAATACTAGCACGAACATGTCCGGGCATGTTGGTTCTACCCGCTTTGACTTCTTTGGCCTGATACTCTGCAATGTTATTTGCACGTTTAGGACTACCCTTCTCCCACCCAGGCCTCTGTTTGAATTCACTTCGGAACTCACCGATACGTTCTAGAATTTCTTCTTCTTGAGCATTGTTAAGAACTTTGGTTAAAATCTCGCTTAAAAAGTTTTGCATAAATTCAGGAGTATCACTACGTTTCAAATCTAAGCCCATGGCTTTGATTTTACCTGGCTTGCCATCTATATCTTGCCTCTTACCTTCCTTGTCAAAGTACAAGATAGCGTATCGCTTCTTGGTCATAAAGATGCCTTTGATAGCAACAAATTCTCGACCGGCCTTAATAACATCTCCTCGAGTTTTTGGGCAATGAAAATCGTCCAACATAAATTGTGGAAATGTTCCATTTACTTCTTCAGAGATAGTATCGTATAGTTGAACGACAACTTCTTTGTTCCAGGGAATTACCCCTTTATTGATATCATTTTTTAAAGTAGTGTATGCACTAAAATATACAGAGTCAGTATCACCGTATATCACACTCTTGCCGGTGTAGTTATAGTCTCCAGTAATAACTTCATTTACTTTCGAAGCCATATGCCTGGCGATCCGTCTACCAGTAAGAGTTGTGGATTGCCCAATACGATTATCAAAGAACCTACAACCAGCGTTAAGAATAGCACCGTATAAGCTATTAAGGTTAATCTTTTTAACCAGCTGTCTTTTATCCCAATATTCTTCTTCAACTTTATTCCCCGATGCAATACATTCTTTTAATTTTGCCTGCATTTCTTTACGTTCGGCATACCAACGTTTCAACAATCCAGGAATGATCCCTTCTTTCTCATAGGTAAAGATAGTACCGTTTGCTGAGATAACCCACGGCTGATTACTTTCAAAAATCAGTTCATAAATTTGAGCCCCACTTAGCACATCAACTCTGCCATCTTCCCAATCAACTGTGATATCAGTTACACGATCTTTTGCCATGACAAGTTCGTATTCGTTACTGCCGAACTTGCCTTCCCAAGAGGCTGCAAAGCTAGAACCCTTTGCTATCTTACCTTCAATTTCAGCTTTGGTATAAGATTGACGCAACTGCCCAACAATAGTTTCTGGTCCCATGTTTAATGCACGAATAGCTGACGGATACAATGAGTTAATGTCCATTGATCCAATCCAGTCATGCAATCCTTTCTTAGGATATGCAACATACGCACCAGCGGCTTGTGTTTCTAAATCATCATCACGTTTAGGACGACCCGGAACAATTAGTCCTCGATGATGAGCTTCATTTACAATGGCCTGCTCAGTTACAGCCACAGCACCCATTGTGGTCTGTAACAACACAGTACATTCATGTGCTAGTGTATTTGCTAGGTCAATAAATTTTAATTTATTATCTAGTTTATTCAGCAATGCAGTATCTTGCCTGTTGTATTCAATAAACTTGCGGAAGTCATTGTTGTACAATTGATCTAGGGTACCTTCGTACTGCGTCTTAGTTTCACCTACCTCCATCTCTCCAATTGCATCCAATCGGTATGTATGTCGCTCTTCATAGGTGTACTTGCGGTACAACTCGAGACTGTCCAAATGAACACGACCAACAAGATCATAAGTAATAGCCTTTTTTCCATACTTCTCGTACTCCCGTTTCTTGGGGAACTGGTCCCATAGACATAACCTACGGGTATCTTCTTTGCTAAGAACTTTAATGATGCGGTTGACAGTATAAGGCATATCGTATCCTTCACTGTTCCATCCGCTTAAAATATCTGCATCTTGAATCAAGCCCAGGAATGTTTCCAACATTTCGTATTCTGTTTCAAACAGCATTGTGTTAGGAAAGTCTTTTACCTGCTCTACTGCTTGCTCCATTGTCAGTGTCTTTGGGGGGACTGCAAGACATACTAATGTATCTAACCATTGTAGGTGGACAGAAATCGCAGTAATTGGCATGAACGCATCTTCAGGAGTACTGTAACCACGTTCTGGATCAAAGTCTACTTCAATGTCCCAAAATGCTACATTGAGCTTAGGAGCATCTTTGCCTAAATAGTTTTCTTCTAGGCATCGGAATACAGGATTAATATCATTTTCAAAGAGTTTCTTTCCTGAATGAATTCGGGTTTCTTTTTGGAACTCTTTGTAATTTTTGACAGAAACTTTGCTAAGAGGATCACCGTAAATTGAACGATATTTTCCTTTAGAGTCTGGGTAGTATAATACATATTTGGCAGGATAATCTTGAAAGATTCTGCCTTTTTTGGGATCACGCTCAACGACGCGAATAACGTCCTTGTCGCGATCCCACATTGAATCGACGTAGCTCATTTTTTTCTCCTTTGTAGTTTGTGGCCTACAAATACCAACATGATCATTTATGGCTGATCAAACCTTTCTCTTATATATTTAATAGTCTAACGTATCCAACAATGTCAATAGTGACTAATAGTAGATAGTTTGCAACCATGCCAGTACTCTTACGAGTCCAAGCAGCCCACCCGAATATTGCACATTGTAAAATGAATATAGGATATAGATAGAAAAATAAAGGATCAGTTGCTCCTGCGGCCAATGTTAAGGAACATCCGAGACTCATTAGCCAGGCAGCAATTTCTAATGAAAATCGAGTTGGCCACTCTCGATAATCAGTTCTCGCCCAATTATATATTTTTTGGACAAGGCCCATTAATCTTCCTTACGAAAACTGTGACCGCTAATATCAACAATAGTTTCCAAATCATCAAACTCACGGAACACTTGATCCCATGTATCTTTTTGTGCAATCTTGATAGCCTTCTTGATAACGCTTGGCTTGACTTCAAGTTCCTCTGCAACAGCTTTGATTGTTTCATTCAATCCTTCTGTTAAGTCTTGAATTTCCTGCATAACTGTCATACCTTCTGCGACAATCTGCTTAATCTTTGCTTGCTCTGGTGCACCGAATGCTTTTGACATAAATTAATCTCCTGTGAACATTAAGTATATACTAATGCAACCACAGTGTCAAACTTTTATTCGTAAGTTACTGTATCGGAGTCGCCCAATCGCCATTTGGGGTTTGTTTCTACAACCCATTTTTTTGTAGCAACTTTAAAATCTGGAAATAACATTTCTTTAGGGTTACTGGCTGCATCAAAGAATCTGCAACGATTATTGGGCTGTGCGGCATATTGTCCATTATCTAGTTGTATAAAGTTAAAACTTTTGTGATCTTCGGGCCACTCTGAGTAGCTAGTGTCTATAACATTGAGATCTGGACTAGCATTGTCTACGGTAAACATATAGTCGCCTTTGTGTAGCTGACGATCCTTGGCATAGAACTCGCAGGAAAGATTACGTAAGAACGCCTTTTGTATTACAGCAATATCATAGCTGAAGCAGTCCCATATTTGCAGTGTATCGAGTGGTACAAACTTGTCTGGCTCTAAATCGGTGTTTCTGCTTACATAGGCATGTAAAGGTAGTTTGTCGTACAGTGCTCCGTATCTGGGCAAATAGCTTTCTATACGGAATGCTTGACTACGCAGGCTTTTGATTGACACCCATATGCACGGTTCGTATTCGCCCTGTCCTGACTTAAAATCATACAAAAATTCTTTGCGTACAAAACAATGCACCGGAGGTAAGTTTGCAACTAAGAAACTCATTTTATTCTTCTAGATTAACAGCGTCGGTATTAAAAAATTCAGGGTTCGCTTTATTAAATTTACGCATCACAATACCAGCTAGTTCGTGTGCTTGATTTTCTTCAGGGCTACCGGTAGCACCCGCACCTGGCTTCAGTCCAGTTTCTTCGTTTTGTTTGTAATGTACCATCTCGTGTGCAAGAGTTCTTAAAATATCTAAAGGATGTCTATCTTCAATTGCAATATTGATTATTTTAGTTTCACTGTTAAAACTACCAAAACTAGGTTGATCATCTACGCTGCCAATACGTAAATGCATTTTAATTTTTGGAACAGATTTTAATTTAAGTTCATTGACTGCAAAGGGAAGAAACTCCTGAAGTATTTTCATAAAATCAGGTTTTGAATTTACATCCTCTAATAGGTCTATGATTTTCATTACTTGATAATTCTTCGATCTAATGCTGCCCATAGCTTAGATTCGTAAGCTGGCTCTTTAGCCTTGTGTTTTACATCACCTTGCTTTTGTGCTTTCTTTTTATCTTTGTGAGCACCTGCACCACTTTGTACTGCGTTCTTGGCAACAAAGTTTCTAGGCTTAACTGCATGTTTCACAGCACGTACACCTTTCTTGTTTTCTTCTACACTTTGTTCTTCTACTTTGCCGGCATTGTGTGCTTTCCATGCAGCACCGTATGCCTTGCTTTTTTCAGTTTTAGTTAACTTACCATCTTTAGCATATCCCTTTTTAATATGCTTGACCATGCGTTCGGCTTTGGCTCCCGGCGGTGCTACCTCCGCCACACCTTCATTGTTTTCATCTTCAGCATCAAAATCATATTTGTCGTATTGAATGTGACCGTCGTGTCCGATGCCAGACAGCACCACCATAACATAGTCGTCGCCATAATCGGGTTCCCATCCTAATGCTCTTAATTCATCTGCATTGTCGCCGTCAGTCCAGTATTGGTAAGCCAATGGAAATAATTTTGCCTTGTATTTTTCCATACTTGGCAAGTATGATGGATCAAGATCAACTGGTTCAAATTCTTGTGTCGGCCACATCTCGTCAGCATCGCCTGGAGTAATTTTTCCAGTCATTTTTCTCATTGATTTATCAAATTTTTCGTCACCTGTGGCCTCCGCCACACCTTGCTTTTTATTATCCAATTTGGTAAACGCTTTAACAAAATTAGGACCACTTTTCATGCGTTTTGTGTCACTGCGTTTTGTGGGATCCATTCTGTGTTTAAGATTATCTTTATCTAATTTTGTTAGATAACTGGTTAGCGTAGCATCACTAACCTCCGCCACACCTTGCTTGTATTGTGTATCTAAGTGACGCTTGATCTTTTCAGCCTTTTGACGAGCAGCCTCACGCTTTTGTGGGCTTGTTTCATTCTTGCTCCAATGCACTGCGGTGTCATGGTCTTTCTTTAGTTGAGCAATCTTATCTTCCTTGCCTTCCGCAGCGTTAGTTTCTTGAAACAACTTTCCACTATCCAATGCATTGTCAGTAGGTTTCTGACGTTTAATCATTCCCTTACTGCCTTTTGCAACTGTTGCTACTGATGCTGAGCTTGTGCCTCCAGTAGTTGCTGATTCTAAAAGTTGTTTAATTCTCATTTTGTTAGTTTCTTTCTATCTGGTACAGGCCCGTATATATTAGTCGAGTCTAACTCGCAACTATCCATATCGCCGTGATTCATATCTTCATAACTGGCACCGGCAGCTTTGTATGCTGCTTTGAGCATGTCTGCTTCCACTTGAGTGTAAGGATGTGCAGTCTTTTTCTTTCCTGCCCAACTCTTTGAATCGATGTCTAATTTATTTTTTCCATCGCTCATAGCTGCGGCCATGCCTACTCTAAAGCTAACATAACCGCTATCTGCTTTTTCGGCGTCTGAATAACGATGCAGACCCCTAGTAGATTGTTGCTGACGTTTTGTTATCTTACCTTCTTTTCTTTCAGCGATGAATTCTTTTGCTCTCATAATGTTATTTATTTTTTACCAAACCAAAGTTCGAACCAAGCCGGTGTACCCGGTTTAATTCCTTGTTCACGCATTATGCGAGCATTTTCATTACCGTGCTGACTATGCAAAGGTGTGTCTCTCTTTTTTAAGTATTCACGCATACGCTGTTCTGCACCTAACTCTCCTAACCAGTTACTAGATTGTAGTGCATGTATAGGATCATCTGGGCTTAGAGCACAGTCTGGATCAGTTGAAGTATCTACAGGAAATCCTGCTATTCGATATTGCTTCATTTATTACTTTCAAACAGCTTTAGAATAGCCAGGGTCATTTCAAGTTCGTAGGCTTCGCCAATTGGCACACACTTGTCTTTACCGTTCTTAGTACCTGCGTACTTATAACCTTTCCAACAGGCTTTGCCGTCTGCACCTTTAATCTTTTCTTTTAAGTTGCCCCATTCGTCTTTACTGGTTCGATCATTCTTAGCAATCTGTGTGCCCATGTACTGACTATCGCGTTTCTTATCACCAGCTGCTCTAAGTTTGGCTGTCATTCCATCTTTAGGATCAGTTAAGCGTTTAGATACAGTATCTATAGCATTGCTGCCAGCCTCCGCCATACCTTGCTCTCTATGCTTTTTAGCATCATTATCAAACTGCTTGTTAGTTGCTTTAACAATTCCTTTGAAACGTTTATGACCCTTAGCATAGTCGCCCGCTTTGTCTGCGGCAGTTGCTTGATCACCGGCGGCCTTTTTATATTGTCCTAATTTTTCATTGGACAACTCTGCGACAATCTGTCTTAAACTTTCTACAGCCTTGCTTTCGTTGATCTTAGGATCCATGCCCATTTCTTTTTGGCTTAACAAATAATCCCAGACACTGACCAACATCATTTCTGCTTTGGCAATCTTTTCTTGTCCCCATTCTGGCAAGTTATCGTTGCTCTTAATAGTTTTTAATAAACCATCAACTGCACGAGCCATTGTGCGTAGATTACTCTGTGCCATTCCTGCTTCGTCGTCGTATTCGCCGTTGAAGTCTTCATTCTTAGCTTTTGCTTTACCTGCTTTCATATTTGCCATCCAATGTGCTAATTGTCCTTTACGGCCGCCTTGTTTAGCTACTTTACGTAGATTGCTCACTGACGATTTTGTAGGAACGCCGTGACGTTTACTGTCGCCCTTGTCTTGTGGATTACGTCCATCCGCAAAGTTTTCTGCTACAGATCGATCTCCGCTCTGTAAAAGAGATACAATTTTAGGTGCTCTTCTACCAACTTGTGAATACCATGCACTATTTTTTAATGCATTTGCTGCTTGATCTATGTTTCCTGCTTGCATGGCTTTTGTAAAATTAGGCCAAGCCTTCCACCATCTTGGACCCATGTTAAATGTTAGATCAATTAGAGCAGCCTGTCCGTTCATGTTTAAATTACTAAATCCAGGAATTTTTTCTGCTGCCTGTTTATGATGCTGATAATCCTTTTTAAACAGATTCATTATTTCTGCGTCTGAAAATGTTCTTTTCCACTCTGAAGGGAGAGTCTTGCCATCACCAATTAAGTGACCTACTCCTACAGTCCATAATCCTTTTGTATCTTGGTATGGTTTATTTTTTACACCTTCATGATCTTTAACCATATTCATGATATCGTCTTCACTAGAAATTTTAGTAACAGCCGCTTTGGCCCTATCTCTTGCTGGTTGATCTATGTTTGTGTTAGGACCACTTCGAACTCCGGTTTGGGTTGGTTCGTCGGGCCGGACGGTTGCTGGATTAACGACCCCCCTGCCACCACCCATTTCTGGTTTTTGTTGACCAACAAATGCCTGTGCTTTATCTCTTGTCGTTTGATCTATGTTAGAGTTTGGACCTTGTTTAACTGAGGGTTGGGGCATTGGAGAAGATTGATCTTTCACTTGTCTTGCCGCAATTGTAGACAGGGTATCTCCAGGCATTACTTTATAAGTTGTGCCGTTAGGCAATTTTAACATCTGCCCTGCATTAATTTTGTTCACATCTTTAATATTGTTTAATGATGCAATTTTTAACATTTGCCGTTTACTGTTGCTGTTGTCTTGTGGATTACGACTATCAGCAAAGTTTTCTTGATTCATGCTCTCACCACCATCACTACCACCATCTCCACCGTTACCACTATAACCTGCATCAAATCCGTACCAACCATATGGCCCTGGACCCCATGCTGCACCTTTACTTTTTTTACGTTTACGTTCTTCAATAGTCTTTTCATTTACAATTTTTTTAGGACTCATTAGTGCATTAAACAATCTCATTTCACCTAGTGCAGGTTGTTGAACAGTCTGCGGAGTAGGTAGTACAGCAGGCTTCTTAACTGCTGGCTTTGGTTGAGGTGTGCTCATTCCGGTCTTTGACACATCCATTAAATGTTTAATCCATTGTGACGGTAATGGTTTTGCTCCATCCTGGCCGCCATTGAATGCATCATTCCACATTTGGAATGCTTGTTGCTCATCTCCAGTTTTTAACACGTTACGTAGCTTAGTAAAGCTCATGCCAGTTCCTCTAGGAGTAACTTCTAATTGTACCTTAACATGCTCGTATCCAGGAAACTTATTAACTGCCTTCATTAGGGCCTGTGCGATAGGCATCTTGGCCTGATCTTCACCTACCATAATAATAACATTATCGTAGCGTGGTGGCTTGCCTGGCAACGGGTTGATTAACTCGTGCTTGATCTTTTGCATCAAAGATCCGCCCTCTTGTGTTACAGCACTGATATTGCCTGCATACTCGGGATACAATTGTTTCCAAGTTTTAATTTTGTCAGCAACTGGAATAGGATCGTCTGCACCTACTGCACTGCCCATAAACAGATAAGGATCGCCGCTGACTTCTTTTGCCTTATTAATTGTAAGACCAAATAGCTGTTGATGACCTTTGTGTCCCACAAAGCTACCGATAGCAACTACCGCAGTTTTGTTTTCACCACGCGGCTGTTCTGCACGAGCGGCAGCTTTGGCAGCGTTCTTTTGGGTAATAATATCTTTTTGTTGTTGGCTAGTAACTTTGATAGGGCCAAGACGACTGTTGATAACAATACCTTCGTAGTCTTGACCTAATATATCTTTGCCAATAATGTTAGGATCTGCATCAATTGCCTTTTCCAGTGCAATCTTAACAGGCATTAATTTTTCTTCTACTTCGCGTCTTAGTTGCAAACTGGCACGATCTCTTTTGCCTGCTGTGTCAGATACAATTTGTTTTAGTTCTTCGATATTATCTAAAGGATTAATAATCTCAGTAACATCAAGTCCGTCTTTTTGTACTAGACTATTACTAAGGAATCTAACACTTCCTTGTCCGCCTAATTTGCTTAGACTTGTAACAACATCGTTAGCATCAGGTACATCTTCTCCGGAACTAGCATCTACTACACGGAACGGCACAAGAACTAATTCTACACCTGGAGGAAACTTATCGTATTGAATTCCTACAAATTTTAATTTGCCCTCTGACGTTTCGGCTGCAAACGGCAAGAACAATACTTCACAGGTGACCTGTTTATTAACAAGAAAGTCTGCACCTAGCTTGCTATCAACCAATTTGATAGCGTTCATCATTTCATTAAACAGTTCATCAAACTTTTCTGCACGACCTAAAATTTCAGGATCAGTTGTGCCCTTGTCTTGATGATATTGTACAAATCCTGCTTTATATCTTGGAGGAGTATTGCTGGTAGCCATAAAAGGCTTGCCTTCTGCATCCTTACCAAAACGTCCGCCAAATCCGTCAATCTTAACATTTAACGGAATGTTTTGTAATTTAAAATTACCATTACCATCGTGAATCTCGTCCAATAGATCTAAAAAGTCAATAGGCTTTAGATCACGTAGGTGTGGCATGTTCTTACGGAACTGTGCTTTAACTTCTGCTTCTTGCAAACTTTCAGCAGTAACTCTGTACGATGCCTTGTATTGCTGCTTCATCTGTTCAAGATCACTAGGTGTCTGAACTCCTAATTTATTGATCATTAAATCCAATGCAGCAGATTTTTCTGCACTATCACGCTCTGGATCGCCTTTGTAAAGACCTTGGGCACCCTTGCCAAATATTTTGTCAATAAATGCAGACAACACTGACTGCTTTTCTTCTGGAGTTACTAGCGTATTCATTGCATCAACTAAACCAGTAAAGCTCCAGTACTTGCTTTCTAATTGTGCAGCTTGTTTAGGATTTAATCTCGAACCAAAGATAGATCCAAAAATCTTTCCAATGTCTTGTTCGTAACCAGTTGCTGGTAATGCCTGCATAACTGGCATACCGTTACTAATTAAAGGCTGTCCGTTTGCATCTAATACTGGTTCGTATTTGGCACGTAGGCCGCCGCCTTCTTTACTGGATACTGCAAAGCTGACCATGTTATCAGTTGTAGGAACATCTTGTATTTCTTTGGCCTTGCCTCGTCCTACAGCTTTGCGTAGTAAGAAATCTTTTCTACTTAATGATGCTAGACTTTGAATTAAAAACTTGTGGAATACACCCTTAACTCCTGCGTTTAGATCATCCCAGCTGCTGCTATGACTAAATTTGCTCCATGGAGTGGGTTCGTCTTTGTCAAACTCTACAAATTCTAAGTCAATTTGCACTTTAATAGGTGGGTCTTGTAGCTCCCATAAACTGGAGAATTGTTCGTTGCCTCTTTGGAAACCTAAGAACTTGGCATTGCCTACCATCTTACCTTGACTAGCAGATAACCATTGTTCTAATTCTTGTTCGTTTTCTTTGTTGACCTGTGTGTCAATGTCGCCTACTTTTGGTTTCTTTTCTACAAATTGTTGGTCAGTAATACCTTTGGTATTAAAGAAGTGTAGACTACTTCCACTTAGAAATTGTTTACTCTGTAGTAGTTGCGGATTCCACAAAGGTTTTTTGTATTTTTTTGCAAAAGAACTGTTGATATTAATCAACAGTGTATCTAAAATTGGTACAATGTAGGAACGATTATGCACTTTAAGATCGATTTGCTGTGCATCGTGCCCGCCAGGTAGCGATAAATTTCCACCTTCTGACACAACTTTCTTTTTGTTACTAAACAGCTCATTTAAATTCATTTTATTTTCCTAATTGATATAGGCCTTTGAGAATGTCGCCGTTATAGTGTTCTGATAATCGAGTGCATAAAGACTCTCTAAACTCTTTAGAAAATAACTTTACAGGATCTTCTTTAAGATCAAATTTGTGATAAAATTTCATGCAGCCTTTGTTTGCCAATGGCATCCAAACTTTTGGAGTATGCTCATCAGTCGGTTTGTTTCCAATCTCTTCTGCGATTGGGAAGAAGACCTTTTTATGCAAATTGTCGTCATTTATGATATACTCTAGTATATCCTCTAACATCTGTGTTTCTTGAAGTTTGTCAGTTTCTTCATTTCTCGACGGCTTGTCGTTTTTGATGTTTAATCGTCCAAAGAATTCATTTAATAGCATATGTTTATAGGCCCTAATATAACCAATAGAGAGGCTAACGCTCTAGTAGAGTATTTAGCTGAAATGTTTGCTTAGTAATTGTAGCTGACTGAGGTCACAGCACCGGAATTTACAGCAAATATTGCACGTAACCATGCAAATTGTCCTGTAAAATTAAGGTGTTCTGTGCGAATAGGACCTTCAATGGCACCTACTCTAGCTGGAGGTATATAGCCCGGGCTATTTGTAGTATAGACAAACTCCGCATTGTCTATATTGAACCAGTCAGTATCCGCCGGACTCACTGCTAACGTAGCTTGGATAGTTGCTGTTCCTACAAATGTAGGAGTAGTATTCACTATAAGCGTGTGTAAACCTGAAGTAGTTCCATAATAACCTGCTCCGTGTTCCGGAACACTGGTAAAGACTTGAGTACCTGTGGTACCAATAGGATAAAGTGGGTATGCAACTGCTACACTGGTACCAGTTGATCCTATTCCTGTATATACGGTGAATTTAAAACTCTTACTTAGTGATGGCATATTACGGCTCTAAAGCTATATTTAGCCCTTAACTAATGTATCTCGAGGTATGTATTCGTACACTTTACGAATGTTATTACCTAAGAACAAATGAGTCATGGTTAACATCTTACTGTCCTTGACATAAAAGAACGGATCTTGTTTATAAGAGTATCTTCCAGTCATCCATTTTTCGGTTGTGGGACTAATTTTAATATTGTCGCCGTATTTTTTAGCCCACTCGTAGAATTGAAATTTCACATTAGATGCTACACTTCGCATAACAACTTTATAAGCGTATTTTTCATATGGAATAACATCACATAAAATTCGTTTGTTTTCGTTATCTAATAAGAATGTTAATTGGTCCGGAGTTTCTGGTTCGGATATTGTCCATACCCAAGGAGATAAGTCTTTTACAATACTGTCATAGACAGCAGGGTCTTTACAGAAAAGGCAGAACTTACTGCCCTCTGCTCTGACCTGTATTTCTTCTTTGCGACCTAGGTAAGATATAACTGCCTTGGTAAATTCACGAAGTTTATCCTTGTCAACTGCAATCTTTGAATATCCCAGATTAGCAACCTGACCGTCACAATAATCTAAAACAGTGTCAGCACCATATCGAACTATTCTACTAGAGGCCGATACAAGACATTCAATCTTGTAGGGCCACTTGTTGTAGAATAGCTTATCGACTTTCTGTCGCTTTAT